GGGTTCTCTGAAATACGAGGATCTTATGAAGGACTACATTGGTGCCTATATGAGGCGCCGAAGCTAGAGAAGTTAGTCTTGGATACTATAGAGAAAGATAGTGATATCGATCTCGAAGTGTTTCCAAGATGGCTGCATCGAATCGCAGCAGGATCCTTAGTGGATCCTGTATTACTGCGGTTGTTGAGGCAACTTCTTCTGTTTTGCTATAAGGCCTACGTTACATATGACAAAACATCTACACAGACTGCGTTCGAAGGTTTCCTCCGAACGAATCAAGAGGTCGGGAAGTTTTCACAAGGGATGGCGCAAGCCAGTCCTTATCTTCTTGACCTTGCTCGTAAGCATTGCCAAAGCGTGCTCTTCGGATTCCGCGAGAAAGCCTTAAAACCTTCTCATGGTCCCGGAGCGGTAACCACCTCGAAATCGAGGTGGCAACACTTATATTCAACAATTGAATATATGTACCCATATAGTGATTGGTTTAGTCTCTATTTCCATAGAGATTCCGCCGAACATTATGATGGTATGCTAAGGCAAGACATTATTCAGGCTAAGCTCATAGCTGTCCCTAAGGACAGCCGTGGGCCGCGCCTGATATGTGTCCACCCTGCAGAAGCAATTTGGCTTCAACAGGGTTTGCGTAGAGAGCTGGAGCGTACAATTACGCTTCATCGTTCATCACCTGGGCCCTGGCCTCGCGGCCGGATCTGGTTTGATGACCAGTCTGTGAACGGAAGGATTGCCCTGAAATCAAGTCTAACGCGGCGTTATGCCACGCTTGATATGAAAGAGGCGTCCGACCGGATATCCGACGTGCTGTTACAGATCCTCTTTGGGAGGAAGTATAAGTATTTCGGATGCTGTCGTGCTCAAGAGTTCGTCATACCGTCGAGTGGTGGTTTTGCCAACATTCGTGGAATGATGAATAGCTACGCTCCGATGGGGAACGCAACTACGTTTCCTGTCCAGAGCTTAGTTTTCTGGAGCATATGTGTAGCGTCAATGCAGTACCATGGGTTTCATCAACCCGGTGCTGTTTTCGTGTTCGGTGATGACATCATTGTCCCTACCGAGTGTGCCCAGACCGTCATAAACGATCTGGAATCATTCGGTTTGCTTGTTAACAGAAGTAAATCCTTCTGGCAGGGTGGTTTCCGCGAATCATGTGGTGTCGACGCTTTTAATGGCGTTGATGTTACTCCGGTTCGTTGGAAAACTACGTTAGATGCCGAACACTTGTCTGGTATGCAGTCTCTCTCGGATCTTGCTATGCGTTTACGCTTAGCTGGATACGAGGAGGCTGCTCTGACTGCGTATGCTATATTGAGACAGCGTATTGAGCCCTACGGGAGGCAATTATTCACAGTGAATAATTGCGATCACGGAGGAATTGCTGAATACGTTGCTAGCGAAGCCCAGGTTTGGCGCGATGCTTATTGGCATCGCGACTATCAGCGCTTCGTTTCTCCTGTATGGCGTATCAAGTCCTTAGACTCAGAAGTCAAAGGTAGTGATTGGAATCACGTTCTTGAATCCGTGTGTTCACTTGAACGCACGGGGCGCAGCTCGGTGCCGGATAGGTCCCTCCTTCGAAGGACCAGGCTGGATCGAGGGTGGATCGATATTGCCAATAACAAGGCATATCGGGCGTCATAGCTTTGTCGCTATGATGGCTAATGTTCTCTATCATCC